GTCTCTGGCAGCTTTTCCTAATCCACGGGCAGAAGGCATAAAAGCGCCAGCCGCAACGGGAACGGCAGACCTCGCTAGAGGAGCTACGTATCTCATTATGGCTGACCTGCCTGCTGGTCTGTAATTTGTCAAAGTTGTTGGCATGTTGTGGAGTAATTGTCGTTTTTGTTTAGGGAGACACGAAAACGTACGTCGACTATCCATTGTCGCACCTCATAAAGAGTCTACCCGTGTAGTCTGTAGGCTTTCCGAGAACACAATCTCTTAGCACACAAGTCAGTGGTTTTGGGTAATAAAGTCGACAACCCCGGAAGGCTTAAAGCCTTCGTAGTTGAACGGGGGAAGTATCAGTAGGGACACGATACTTCAGATAAGTTGCCCGACACTCAAGCAGCTCTTTATCTGCCATAGCTCCAGTCCGTAGGGACAGTTCATAATTAGCCCGTGTTAATGGCTGATGTAAGAACGAGAGCTGATGGCGATTAAACTCCTTCATTAGAGAACGTGATGGATGTCTATACTTGGAAGCAGGATCTAAAATTACCTGTGGCATGTTAAGTGGACCGAGTTGAATCCCAGAGGGAGGAACATAAAGTTCCCAACCCTCCTCGGGCTCGATCGTACCCAACTTAAGCTCTTTAAGACCAGAGCGCTGTATTATCATCTCGATATTAACAGTCTCTGTGAGCAATGCTGCAAAGTACTTTTTTTGGGTATTCACCCGCTTCTAGACTCACTCCAACCTTCCAGGAGAGGAAGGAGGCAAATCTCTTTTGAAATTTTGTTAGTTGGATATCTGGTATTACTTCAGGATACACTGGGAAACCTAAACCTCCAAGATGGAGTGGTATAAATAGGTTAAACCGTCCGTTGTCTGTCATCTCCTTTATTTGAAGGATATTGTAATGGACAAATCGGCGATGTGCACGAAGTTTATTCAAGGCTTGGCCTACAGATGCCTCATAAAGCTCGACCAACCGCAACTTTCGGGTTGGGTCAGCTAATCGTCCCTTGGATTGGGCTATGAGTAATCCGACATTGAAATATGGTACCTCTATAAAGAGGGGTTTTGTGTCATCCGTGGTGTTATGCTTAAAAAGCATGGAATTAATTGTCAAATAAAACTCATGACAATAGTTCTTACCCATGGATAAGGTAAATCCAACTTCCTT